GCCGTTGAGGTCAATCTTGTCGGCCGAGAGCGCGATGCTGCTGTCGCCGTCGTTGATGGCGGCGACGATGGCTGCCGCATTCACGCCGTCGGCGTCGGTCACGAGCGCGATGCGCGCGCCCTGATCGCTCACGGTCTGCTCGAGCGCGGCGACATTGCCCTCGGCCGACGTCAGACGCGTCTGCAGGGTGCCGGCGTCGAGGCTCAGCTGTGTGATGCTGCCGTCCGCGCCGTCGATGCGCGCGCGGATCGGCGAGAGCAGCCGCGAGAGCGCCGCGGCGTTGAAGTTCTCCGCGCCGAGGTTCGACAGCGTGTACTGCAGCGCCTCCAGCAGCCGCGGCACGGTCTCCTCCAGCGCCGCGAGCCGCTGCTCGACGGTTTCGTGGCCGGTGCGCTCCGGCAGGGAAAGCTCCAGCGGGGAATAGTCCGTCATGCGTCGTCATCCCCTCCGCCGTGCTGCGATATGTCTGCGCGCAGCACGGCGATCGCCCGCACGAGAAACTGCGGCAGCGGCGCGCCGAGCGCACCGGCGTTTTCGACCACACTGCCGAGCTCCGTCAGCAAATACCACGCCGTCACGAGCGGGCACAGCAGCACGTCATAGTGTGCGCCCAGTCCCGGCACGCTGCCGAGCAGCGCCCGCAGTGCGAAGTCCAGCAGCGCCGCCACCAGCACGCCCGCCACGCTGCCCGCCTTGTGCCACAGTCCCTCGCGGGCGCAGCGGCTGCTCCATGTGCCTGCGCGCAGAGCGGCAGCGCTGCCGGTGGCATAGTCGAGCAGCATGGCCAGAAACCAAGCGGCCGCAAGCCACCCGGTCCAGCCCCAGAATGCCGTCAGCGCTGCGGCGGCCGCTGAGACCGCCGCTTTGATCGTTGTGAGTCTGTCCATTTACGTCTCCTTTTGTTCGTCCAGCATTCGCTGGCACACGATCATCGTGCGGATCATATCCTCCGACACGTCGAGCTTTCCGTCCGTGTTTCCCTGCAGTGCGCCGCGGTCGATCAGCCGCTGCGCGTCGGCGCGAGCCCATTGCGGCATCTCCGCCACGGAATCATAGCGCGGCATATCCAACGCCTCCTCTCGCGCTCCGTTTTTCATCGCCTCGGCGACATCGCGCCGAAAGCCGTCCATCGTGTAGCCCATGCTATATGCGCCCCACAGGTAGTCCGGGTCTGCGTGGTTGCTTGCCACGCCGCGCCGGTGTCCCTCGGCGTGCCCGATGATGACGCCATCCTGTGCCGGGTCAAGTTCGTACTGTTTACACAGCTCAGCAAACAGCTCCACGGCCGTGTGGTATGTACCCGCGATCTGCTCCGCTGCCTCCGCGTAAGTCATGCCCGCGCTCGGCTCGGTCATCTCTACCCCGATGTGCGTAGAATTGGCGCTCCCGCCGCAGTGCCAGCCGCGCATCTCCCACGGCAGCGTCTGATATACCGTGCCGTCCGCCTGCGCGAACGCGTGCACGCAGACAGATACGCCGCCCGGCTGATACTGGTTAAAGCTGCGCGCAAACACCGCCGCCGATGGCTGCGGCGTTCCGACACTGTGCAGCATGATGCCGCGCGGCGTCAGCGGTGCGCCCGCCTGATAGCATTTGTTTTTGACTGCAAACGCCTCAATGATTTTCATCTTGCGCCTCCTTATTCGATCGGTTCGTCGAGCGTGATGATCAGGTTCTCGCCCTTGCCCTTTGCGCTCACGCGAAAATACGCCGCAGAGGCGGGCACATTGCTCGCTGCTTCCGTCACCTGAAACGTCATGGCCGTGGTGCTCTCCGGGATACTGCTCGGGAAATACACGCTGACGTCGATCTTGTTTGCGGGCATAACGGCTTTAAGCAGTTGAAATGCACTGTCATACCATCCGACGCGGGAATACGGTTCCGCCTTCGAGAACGTGATCCCCTCACCGGCGATGCGGTAAACGTGCTTCGTCACATTGCCGGGCAGCGGAATGAATCCGCTTGTCACAAATCCGCTGCCACTCTGCGCGTTTCCGGACGATGATAGGTTGTATCCATTCTGATACGGCATGGACGCGCCGCTGCTGTCAACAGCCGTGGGTACAAGGTTTGTGTACGTCACAGGCTTTGACGCGCTCGCCGTGATGGTGATGTCCCCAGTCACGCGCGCGATGGACACCACGCCGGTCGCGGCATTGTATGCCGTCGCTGTGATGTCCGTACCGCCCATGCTGACCCTGACGGTGTCGAAGCTGTACCCGTTTTTCGGCGTCAGCGTGGTCGTGTATGCCGCGCCGTCTTCGACGGCGGCCGCGGCGTTGCTGCCGGTGCAGCCGGTGAGCGTCGTCTTGACGGTGCGCATGACCACCGTGAAATCGAACGACAGCGTGCGGTCATAGCCCGCGCCGTAGCAGAATGAATAGATTTTTTTGTCTGCCGGATTGATGACGTTGACGGTGAAGGCCGTGTCGGTCACGCCCGGTGCTTTGCTGTAGGTCGTCTCCTCGCCGAATTCGATCTGGTTGCTGTCCAGCCGGTTGTTATCGCCCACCTCGTTCGTCCGGTAGTAGTTGGCGGACGGGCAGCAGATACGCAGCGCCGCCATCTGCTGCGTCGGCGGGTTGTACTGGGAAACGTTGTCCGGCACAACGTAGATCCTGGATGTCTTGAAGTTGTGCAGATGCCCATGGAAATTCCCGTAGCAGACCGCGCCGTTTTTCCCCGCGAAGGAGACCGTCTTGCCGCCGATCGTGACGCTCCCGCCGTCCAGATACGCCTTGAGCACCTTGCCGCCCGCCCGCGCGCTGCCCCAGTCCAGCGGGTAGTGTCCGAGGATCACAAAGCCCCACGCCGCGCTGTCCGCCTTGCTGCCGAGGTCGGCAAGCGTCTGCGCGAACCACAGCAGCTGTGCCTCCGAGAGCGCGTTGGCCGCGGTTTCTCCGCCGGTGATCTCGCCCTCGACGGTGTTGAGATTGATGATGCGCAGCTTCTTTCCGGGGATGTCCCGGTAGCAGTATCCGGCTTGTGCGCTGCCGTAGACCGCGCCCGCGTTGTAATCGGAAAAATACTTCCGGATCAGCGCCGCGCCGTACAGATTCGTGAGGCTTCCGGTCTCGGCTGCGAAGTATTCGCCCGTGTCGTGGTTTCCGGGCGTCCAGAGCTGCGGGATGCCGCGCAGGCCCTCCTCGATCCAGCGGTGAAACTCCCTGC